CTTGATCCTTCAAATACTAAAGCATTCTGTACTTCTATTGTAGAACTATCAACCGTAGTAGTAGAACCTTGTACAGTAAGATTACCTGCTACTGTAACATTACCTGCGGCAGTTACATTTGCACCAGTAAATGTTAAGGCGGTTGTTGAACCTGATTTAACAATCAGATTACCAGATGAATTTGTTAGACTACCATATTGTGTACCGTCATCTTTTAAAACTACATCACCGCCACCTGCGTCTAATGTAATATCTTGTACAGCGTCTAACTCAATACCACCTGTACCAACTATCTCAGCGATAACTGGTGATGTAAGTTGTTTGTTTGTTAATGTTTCACTACCTGTTAATGATACAAAACTTTCTGATTGTAAGGCACTATTAAATTCTGCAAGTGAACCAGTAAGTGTGTTATTACCTAAATCTATACTTTTATTTGTAAGTGTTTCACTACCTGTTAAAGAAGCGAAACTATCACCTTGTAGTCCTGCGTTAAACTCTGCCAGTGTACCAGTAAATGTACCTAGATCATCTAAATCAATATGTAAAGTATTTGCATTACTATTGATTGTTTTATTTGTAAGTGTTTGTGTTGACGCTAAACCAACTAAAGTGTCAGAAGCACTTGATGGTAAAGTTAAAGTTATATCTGAACTTGGATTACCAGGTGTTAATGTTGTTTCAAAACTATCGTCAGTAGAACCCTCAAAAGTTAAACTACCTGTAATTGTACCACCAAAAGCGATAGTGTCTGTAGCGGCGTCTCCTAATGTTAAAGTACCACCATTGAATGTTGTTGTGCCTGTTACTGTAAGATTACCACCTACATCTAAATTACCAGCGATTGTGGTATTCGCACCAGACATTGTAAGATTTGTAGTAGAACTTGAACCTGATTTAATTTGTAATTCACCAGAGTTATTGGCAAATTGACCAAACTCTGTGCCACCATCTTTTAATGCTATAGAACCACTATCACTATCTAAAACTATATTGGTTGAACTATCTAATGTAACATCTGAACCAGATATTAATGAAATAGTAGGGTTGGTTAATGTTTTATTTGTAAGTGTTTCTGAACCTGTAAGTGAAACAAAACTATCATCTTGTAATGCGGTATTAAATTCTGCTAATGTACCTGATAAGGTATTACTATCTAAATCTATTGACTTGTTTGTAAATGTAATTGTACCAGAGGCATCTTGGGTATCAATATATGCCTTAAGACTTTCACCAGAATGTATTGATATAGATGTAGCACCTGCAAGTGTATCACTATCAATAGGTGCTGTTGATACAAAATTACCACCAGCAGTTTGTATTTGTAAAATGCTACCAGCAGGTGTCGTACTTACTGTAACATCAGTAAGAGCATTTAGTTGCGATACAGAACCACCACCGCCACCGCCGCCGCCAATAACTTCAACTGAAACCTGTTGTGGACCAGCAGAATTAGTCGAAGTAATCTTCGCTTTTTTCTTGTTTGAATTTGATACTCTACCCTTTAATGCCATACAACCCCTAGTATAACACTATTTATATAGATTTATCTGGTAGCGTTTGGACTTACTGTAACAATTCCTTGAATTACACGGGTAACTGAACTATCTGAGGTTTTTGTTAATTCAACATCATACACATATCTACCTTCTTCTAATGCGGCAGTTTGTGTAGGTGTAAGTGAGATAGTAATTTCACCTGTTGTTCTATCGTCTGCAAAGGCAACAGTAAAAGTGGCACTAGCACTTGATGAACTATAAGACTTTCTTATTTGAGACGCACCAGTATGACCAGTTGTATCAAATAGGGAATCGTCATCATTAAATACCGTAATGGTACTTGTAAATGTTGCCCCTTGGTCTATGAGTAAGTTTGCTATTGCAGCCATAAAGACTATTTATCGTCTTTTGGTTCTTCTTTCGCTGTATCTACTGTTATTTCTTTTGGTATAGTTTGTTCGTAATATTTCAACAATACATCTATCTTTTCTATTTCTAGTTGATGTTTTAGTTTAGATTGTTGTAATATCTGATATTGTTCTGCATGTAATTTACCTTTTGGCGACAATGCGTCCATATCTATCGTATCAACTTTTTTTTCTTCAGCCATTATCTTGCTCCTCTAATTTTTTTTCTCTTGCTTTAATCATCTTATCATCTACCACATCAGATGGTGATCCTTGTTTTGTTGGGTCAAACTCGACATCATCATTAGCCACGCCAAACAATTTATTTAAATCTAGTATACCAGGACCTACATAACAGTTATCTCTTATTAACCATCTTACAGATAATCTAGCAATATTTGGTTTTGTAAATGCTTGACCTCTATGCATGTCAGTACACGGAAAACAAACTACTCTACCGTGTTTAAATGGCACAGTTACATTTTGTGTCTCATTTATAAAATGACCACCAATATCTTCACCATGTGTATCTTCATCTGCCAACATTAGTATATATGACCAATCATCTGGGTGCACACTATCTGTATGGTCTGTGCCTTCCATGCCCATAAATTGTATGTTAGTAGAAATCAATCGCAATACAGGTAGTTGTTTCATTCGCATAGCGATTTGATACACTGGGTCTATCAACTGATTTGCTAATTCGTAGTTTGCTTGGTCGTAATGTATGACACTTAAATTGTGTCTCTCAAATAATGTACTGCCCATTATTTTATGATTGCCTTTATGACCATAAGGCCATGTATGGCGACCTGCAATATTATTTGATTTACAATTTGATTCGATTACTTTTTGTGATAGTTGCCTTAAATATAAGTCATCAAATATATCGTCAAAATATTTCATAATTATCCTTTCAAGTGTGTTCTATTGAACACTAATACTTATACTACTTAATAAAAGTAATTGTTTGGGAATTCACTTGGAAAGCAGGTGATTGTGCGTTACCATTTTGTGAAGTACCATACTGTAACTGTATTGATGGTGAGTTAGAGTTGGTAGTGTAATAACCAAAGAAAGTATTTGTAGTATTTGAAGCAGCAGATGTTTGACCACCAAAAGTTGTTGGTAAAGATCCACCACCTAACCCGTAAGGGCCAGTTGAACTTGATGATGTTCTACTTAATTGTGTAAGTGATATGTTAGAAGAAGTATAAGAGTAGTTGTATGAACCAATGTGGTTACCTGCTCTTAATTGACCAAATGTCCATGAAAAGTTAAACAACCCAGTACCAGTTGGTATAGGTGAAACAGAATTAGTTGTTGAACTTGATTGTCCGTGACCACCTGTGTTTAATGTAACATTACCTGGAGATACAGTTGCAATAGTAAGTCCGCCAGCAGTACCAAATTCTAATGCCGTAGCACCTGAATTAACTTTGATTGCCTGCCCAGCAGTACCTAAAGATGTAAGTCCAGTACCACCTTTTGATACAGGTAATGTGCCTAGTCTTGCCTCAGGTAAGATACCTGATCCAATATTTGCCGCGTTTGTTGTATCAGTTGTTGCACTTGCAGCCAAACCTGTTAGTTTGGAATCGTCAATAGCCGCAGATGCATTAACATCAGCATTTACAATTGTTCCGTCAGTAATTTGACTTGACTTAATTCTAGTAACCATCTTTTACTCTCCTATAATAGTATTTATACAAAAAATACTTTCAAATTAAATTTTAATATCTTATTACTACCCTATCGCCACTTCCTGGAGCAGCGTCTAGTGTAATAGTTGTCCCCGAATATGTAAAGTCCTCTGTAGGTTCCTGATCCACACCGTTGATTGTTACAAAGAACTGATTAACATTATAACCACTACCCACAGTAATAGTTGTAGTTGATCCATCTCCATCTAACACAGCCTTATTCGCATATGAATTAAGTTTAAATGTTTCGTTAGGTAATGAGATTGTTCTATCCGCAGTTGGATTTACTACTGTTAATGTAGTTTCAAAACTGTTTGCACTACTACCTTCGAATACGATTGAACTATCTGTTAATGATAAACCTGAAACAAGTGGTGATGTTAAAGTTTTATTTGTTAATGTATCAGTAGTTGCACGACCAACAAGTGTATCAGTTGACGCAGGTAATGTAACAGTAATATTACCACCAAAATCTGCGTGAGCAGGAGCAGTCAGAGCAGCGTAATGTGCGTTAGAACTTTCACAATATAATCTTATAGCAGATTGAGAACCATCATTCTTAATTGAAATTAATCCTGTCTCTAATTCTATTCTATCATTACCTGCAAGTCTAATATCTATGTGGTCGTCATCTGAGGCAGTAATACTTGTATCGCCATCAGCGTCTAAAACTAATTCTGTTCCGTTCATATCAATTGACGCTTCTTGTAATGCTACCGTACCTGTTGCGTTTGGAAAAGTTATTGTTCTATCTGCTGTTGGGTCTGTTACTGCCAAAGTTGTTTCAAAACTATTGTCAGTAGCACCTTCATAGACTAAACTACCACTACTACCTATTGTGATTGAACCAGAAAGAGAACCACTAAACGAACCACCGTTGATTGTAGGTGATGTTAAAGTTTTATTTGTTAGTGTTTCAGTTGCCGTAGTTAAAGACACCGTACCAGTTGCATTTGGTAATGTGATTGTTCTATCTGCTGTAGGGTCTGTAACAGCGATTGTAGTTTCAAAACTATCTGCCGTACTACCTTCAAAAGTAATTGTTGGTGAAACTAATGTTTGATCAGTAAATAAGTTTGCCGCAGTTATTGCTCTTAATTGTCCAGTACCTGTATCAACCATAATGAACTCGTCATTACTTGCCGGGCCTGCATTTAAGTTTGTTTGTGCGGTAATTGTTGCCGCAGAAAATCCAGCAACCTCTGCCTCTAACTCGTTCATCGCCGCAACCAAGTTACTCGCACTAATCGAAGAACTTAATTGTGATATATCACCAAAGTCTGTCGCTGATAAAGTGTTAAAGGTAGTCCTTAACTGTTCTATCGTTGCGTCTGCTGCTACTTGTCTTGCTGCCATTTACTTACCATTCCTTTTAAAATTTCTTTTATTTCAAACATTTCTGCTTTCAAATTATTTATATCTCTCACGGCATTTCTCAAATCGTTTTGACTTGCTCTTGCCTCTTTTATTCTTTGTACATGTACAGCGTAGGCACTTCTATCAGTATTGATAATTGCACCAGATCGTGTGTCTCTTACAATTGACCTATGACCTTCTACTTTTACTATACTCATTATACTGCCAATGCAATCCCTCTCATATCTGTTATTCTTGGTGGATATGCAGGGTTCGTACCTTTCATTACAATCTTAATTTTAAAAGATGTAAATTCATTTATACCATTTTCATTAAACTCATAATCAAAGAAATCTGATTTGAAATTATCTGAATAAGGTGATTGACTTCTACCTTCAGCAGATATTGCCACATTTGCTTGTGTCATTTGTACATAAGGTATATCTTTCATTTCTCTATCATCATCAATACCTTTTACTTTTCTAAACACTTCGATTGAAGATGTTGGGAAAACACTTGCCGCAATTCTTAAATCTAATGCCGTAGATGGATTGTCTAAACTTATTTCTCTAGTTACATATTTTGCACCTGCACTACCACCAGTTGGATCTGTTTCTGCAACGAATCCAGTTGTGTTACCAGATGTTGGACTATCTAGTCTGTTATGTATTGCATATAAACTTGTTCTACTTAAATCTATAACAGGACTTACATTTGCATTTGTTGATGACAATGTAATATTATAGAATAATGATTTAACGCTTGACAAGTGAGTTGTTTCGTTTATAGTTGACAATACTGCCTTTGCACTTGTAAAGTAGAAGTTATCATTTGGTACGATACTTGTAAATGAACTGTCCGTAGTATATGCTGTTTCACTACCATGTACTGATTGAGTAGATGTAGTTTTGATACTATGAACTGAGGTAGTATCTGGAAAGTTTAACATACCAATTTTAGGCATTACACTTTCAAAGGCACGATCTTGCGTTGCCACTACTGCGGTACCACCTACACTACCAGTTGATGTTGCAGGATCACCACTTAATGTAATAGTGTATGAATCCTCAGTAACATTACCAATATCATGTGTGCCATTAATTACACTACCTTGAATACCGTTAAAGTCAGTTGTTGCACCAAGACCAGAGATTGTAACTTTACTTGGACTACTGTCATTCATACCATGATGTTTATGATTAATCTTAATGATGTTAGGGTTACCACCAAACGCACTACCACTACCAGCAGTAGAGTTTGTTTCGATTGGATTGTTCTCTAATGTCTTACTTGCAAGAGCGTCATTTGTCATTTCGAAAGTACCAGTAGTACCAGTTGTAAAGTCTGCTTTGTGTAAAGTCATTTTCAAATCTTCCATTTGATCATCTGTCCATAGTGTTGCATTTTGTGATCTGAATAGTGAACCAAATAAAGGTTGTGTAGTAACTCGTCTAGTACCACCAACATCAGTATCACCTAATCTACTTACCCATGCTTTATATTTTTGACTATCTGGTTTTAGAACAATTGCATATTCTTTACCACCTTGTAGATACACAGGTGATGGGAATGTTACAGTAGTTGCTGTCGCAGCCGTTGATGATGTATTTACATCTGCTGCCGCAACTGTAACCTCAGAGAATGGTAAAATTCTTTGACCAGGTCTGCTTTCAATTGTTTCAACTAGATATACTTTAATTGGTATTGTACTATCTTTTTCTTCGAAGAATAAATCTACTTTGGTTAAGAATATACCCTCTATGTTTTCTACTTTGAACGATTGTGCTAATGGGTCTGGATTATTTGGTGGTCCTTGTTCAATATTAATACCAGCATTTATTCTATCTACTGTTCTTCTTACTTCGTTTTCTGTAACAGTGGTAGAACGAATAATTGGCACTCTAGTGGATTCGATTGTTTCTTGTTTTGTCATTTGTAAACCACGAGCAGTAAATTTACCATCAGCAAAAGTATCAACATCATCATCTATCTTACTGTTGGTAGATGAACTTGTCAATCTGAATATTCTATCACCTGTTCTAAATCTGTTAGCGTCAGTATTTGGTAATGCAAAAGTACCTGATATAGTACCAACACTACTTGTAATTAGATTACCACCTGCAACCCCACCGTCTGGTGTTACAAAAGTTGATATATTTACATTGTCAAAGAATGGGAAAACCTTAGTATTAGGTTTCATTCTTGTTGCCGTAAATGAAATTGTTTGTGAACGAATAAATGGTATGAAAGATATGTCAACTATCTTATCACCAAATGATTGTCTTTGTATATTTGAACCTGCAATCTCTCTACTAATACCTGTTCTTGTTCTACTTGTAACTGTGCCACTTACACTTGCACTAGCAGTTATGTTACCTTGGTTTGTTGAACTACCTTGCGACCATTGACCTGACCAGTTAGTCTGCCAGTTATTCCAAACTGTACCTAAACTATTTGTGCCACCTGCAAGAGCAGTCATTGTGTCAAATAAATTATTATCGTTTACAATTAAGTCTGGTCTTCTTTCTGTTTCATACCACTCATCTAAATCTGGTGTTAATGCAATATCACCTTGATATTGAAATACCAAGAATGGATTACAGTTTACACTTTTAGTTGCATATGGGTTTTTGATAAACTCACTTGATGTATATGGTAGTGTAATTAAATCACCAGTCTTTTGATAACCTAAAGTTGTTCTCTCAGCGTCAGTATCATTTGCCGCTTTCTCAATTAACTTAACTTGATCTGTGTGATGTTCTGGTCTTAATTCACCTTCGCTCATATCTACTGAACATCTATACTCAGCAGAAAGAACATCACCAATATTATGACCTTTGAAACTATCTACAATAATACCATTTTTAAATCTATCAAGTCCAGTTGCCGCGTCTTGTATTTGTGTATTGATCGCTTGTTGTTCTAATAAACTTAATTGTGTATAGTATTCTATATTTTTAATTCTTTGTTCTAACTTACCAATGTCTCTCATTGTGTAGCGTCTATTATCTACTGTGGTAATTTTTACATCACTTGTATTGAAAGTAAATGCTGGCAAGTTTAAGTAATATAATGCCATAGCGTCATCAAATGGTTCTGGTCTTTGTGGGTCTATTGCAGGCGTACCTTTTGCCTGTTTGAATAAACCATCTTTCGTAATGAAGATACCATCTATTCTACTTAAATGAAACTCAAAGTCTAGTGTTGCGTCTGAACCAGGTTTAGGCATATCAACTGCTGATGAACCACCACCTGTATAATTTTTTGCACCAATACTATCTACTGCACCAAACCCTACAACGCCACTATCATTAGCAACCATTGGTCTAAAGTCTAATGCGTCTCTTAACTCTATCTTACCTTTTGTTGGACTATCAAAAGATGGTATTGCGTCATAATCAACAACACCTGAATAACTATCAACTGAAAAATAATCACCACTACCATGTGTAAAGTGTGAGAATGTAATTAATAATCTACCAGTAGGTGTTTGTGCACCATCTTTTCTTACAATACGACCTATGTCGTAGTAACTATCTCTTTGTCCATTATCTAGTGTAAATCTGTCTGTGATATCAGTATGACTTGTTGTCGCTGCCGTACTGAAATCTGGTGCCATAAAGACACTTGTTAATGCAAAGATATCACCCTTACCTAAACTAATTGTTTTTTCTTCACAATTTGCTTGAGTTGATATCGCTGTTGTTGCACCAGTTACTAATGCTTTTGATTTTTCGTTTGCAATACTTCTTGTTATAGTTGCAATCAATTTAACTTTTGCCGTAGCAAAGTTTGCACCAAGATCAACTTGTATTTGTCTACCAGATGGACTACCAGTTAATGTGAACTTACTATCACCTTCATGGTTATTACCAGAAAGAGAAATGATATCACCAACCGCACCATCACTAGACCCTGCGGTCATTATTGATAGTGTATAATCTGCTTCGCTGTGTGCGTTAAATGTTTCGTTTGCACCAGCACTAAATGTTGCCTGACCAGATGATGATAAAGTCTCAACGAATTGTCTTCTTACTTTATGACTTGTATCTGTAATGCCTGCATTATCAGTTGTTTTTAATGTCTTAATAACATTTTCTGGTAATCTATAAACAAGTGAAGTAGTATCAATGTTTTGTAACTTTGTTCTTCTTCTTTGTGTACTCGCTGATGTTACTGTGCCAGAAATACTTTCTGTAATACTT